AAAATCTACGCAATCCGCGACCGGCTAATCGACTACTTCATGCAACCGTTCGTAGGACCAGAAGACAAAGCAGTCCTCGCCAGCGTGGCCAGGCTAGTAAACCAGGGAGAAGTGACCAGTGACATCGCACAAGCGCCGCACCAATTCGAAGTCTGGACGCTCGGGCACGTCACGGAAGACGGACACCTCGTCGCGGAAAAAGCCTACCTCGCAGACTGCGCCAGCCTCGTTCGACGAGATATTCGCAACTCTGGACCCCCACACGGTAATGACGCCGCAAGTCATGAGACTGGTACGGCTGAGATCAGCCGCCATCGCCCGCCTGGCGACTATGGAAGCAACGGAGATTCCTATACTGGGCCTCTACAGGGGTCAGCACTTGCAAACCCTGGCGAGACTGCGGAGGCATATAAGGCAGCTAGCCGAGGCACTTGACGCTGCCAAGACAACCACTGCCTGAGGCAGGTGGTGTCAACAGGACCATCTTAATCAAGAGAACGATGGTCCAATGCTGACAAAGTCAGGTATAACGGGGGGGTTGAAATCCCCCCGTTTTTATGAAGGAGAACGAAATGCGCAAGCGAATGAACGGCAAAAGCTACGGAAAGAAATTCAACCGAGCACACAAACGCACGAAGGCGGTAAACCGCCCAGGCAGCATGTCCCGAGGCGGATTCCGCTTCTAACATGGCATGCACCGCACCCATGCGGGCATACAAGGCGTCCACCGGACGCCTTGTGTTTTTCAAACGCACAGACAAGGAGTACACAACTCCAAACTACACGGGATTAGAAATCCCCTGTGGAACCTGCATCCTATGCAGAGAAGAACAAGCGCGGCAGACCGCAGTACGAATACATCACGAGGCAATGACATGGGAGACAAATTCATTCATCACCCTAACGTACAACGACAAGAATCTCCCGGACTACGGGAGCCTCAGATACAGAGATCTAGAGACATTCTGGAAAAGATTGCGGAAGCAAATCGGAAAACTGCGCTACTACGCCGTCGGAGAATACGGCGACAGAACACTTAGACCCCACTATCACGCGTGCCTATTCGGCCACGACTTCACACAAGACAGCATCATCAGCAACAGCACACCACACAGACTCTGGGTGAACCTCGAGTTAACCAGGTGCTGGGGAATGGGAGACGTGAAAGTGGGCGCACTGACCTTCGAGACAGCGCGATACACCGCAAGCTACGTAACCAAAAAATTGCGAAGCAAACAGAAATACGTCCGAGTGGACGAAGAAAGCGGCGAACTGATCGCCTTAGAACAGCCCAGGGCATTCATGAGCAAGAACCTGGGCAAAGCGTGGTGGGAATCCTACGGCCACCAACTAAAAGATCACGATTACGTGATCATCAATGGACGAAAACAAAAACCACCAAAAGCCTACGACCGTTGGCTTTTAGAACAAGGAGACATCCAAAAGATAGAAGAAATCAAAGCAAAGAGAATAGAGAAGGCAAAGCCACAAACCAAAGAACAGACGCACGCGCGCGCGCGAAGCGCGCACGCACGCGCGAGAGATAAGATTAAGAGGCTGTGACGACGTGCGCCATGGGGCGCTCGTCACAGCCAATAAGGAACGCTTATCCACCGGTTGCCCACTAAAGTGGACAACCCGTGGATAAGCAAGAATCGGAGGGGGCCGGCCCCTCCGGAACGAAAGAAAGAAAAGACAAGAGAAAAATACAAGCTCACTTAGCAAAGCGACCGATGCCAAAAGGCCCGTTCCAGCAAACCAAGGAGACATACATGAACCGAAACAGAACAGCATCACAGCACAGCTTCGCAATCATCCCAAAGACCGACGTACCACGGTCCAAATTCCTGATGAAACAGACGAGAAAACAGGCGTTCGACGCCTCGGAACTCGTCCCCATCATGTGTGAGGAAGTACTGCCCGGAGACACCTGGCAACACACCGAAAGCATCATGGCGCGCCTGGCGACACCCATCGCGCCAGCAGTGGACGATATCGACCTGGAAACCTGGTACTTCTTCGTCCCGAACCGAATCACCTGGACAGGGACCGGAGTGCACAGCAAATGGGAAGACTTCATCACGGGCGACGACACCGCACTGACAATCCCAACGATCAAGCCGTACGACCAAACAGTCCCGAACTACAGCGTCAAACTCAACGGAGTGTTTGACCATTTCGGACTGCCAGCACAGACCTACAGCGCAGACGTATACGCCGTCAACGTGATGCCCATCTGGGCATACTTCAGAATCTTCAACGAATGGTTCCGAGACGAAAACCTACAAGACGAATGGGCCTGGTCACTCACCTGGACCAGCTCCGCGAGCAGCGCAATCACCAAAGACGGCGGCTCCGTCGCCTGGGGACAAGACTGCCTACGCGTCAACAAACGCAGCGATTACTTCACCCGAGCACTGCCATGGGCACAAAAAGGAGCCGCAGTCACGGTGCCACTGGGCACCGCGGCACCGGTCTACTACAGCGCAGCAACCGGCGCAGAAGTCATGCCATTCGCCTCAGCAGGAAGCGCATTCGGACGAACGATGGCAGCAAACACCGCAACGGTAACCGCCAACGCAGCCAGCGGAGTACTCGCAGGAAACCTCTATGCCGACCTCAGCACCGCAACGGCGGCGACGATCAATAGCCTGCGACTGGCAATGGCTACACAGCAGCTGCTTGAGAAGGACGCCCGAGGGGGAACCAGATATGTCGAAAGCCTACTTGTGCACTTCGGAGTGCGATCACCAGACTATCGCTTGCAGAGACCGGAGTACCTGGGCGGATCAAAAATCCCGATCACCGTCAATCCCATTGCACAAACCGCCGCCTACACGGAAACAGACCCAACAGCCCTCGGAAACCTCGGCGCAGAAATGCACGCCAGCGGACACAAGAGAACCTTTACCTACGCAGCAACCGAACATGGATACATCATCGGACTGTGTGCAGTAAGGGCAACGCCCACGTACCAGCAGGGAACGAGAAGGCACTGGAGGCGCTCCACGCGCCTCGACTACTTCTGGCCAACCCTCGCAAACCTCGGGGAGCAGTCCGTCCCAACGCAGGAAATCTATCAACCTGCAAACGACACACCGGCCAACACCACCTGGGGCTACCAGGAAAGGAATGCGGAATATCGATACACACCGAACGAAATCACCGGAACGCTGCGAAGCACCGCGCCCACGCCACTCGACTGGTGGCACTACGCCGAAGAATTCGGCAGCGAACCCGGACTCAATGAAACGTTCATCACAGACAAAACGCAGGAAACCCTCGCGAGGTCACTCGCCGTACAAACCGACGACAACTGGAGCGCGCAAATCATCATGGACATCCTGCACGAGAGCCAGGTAGCACGACTAATGCCGGCCTACAGCACGCCCGGCCTCACCAGGTTCTAACCATGAGCCTCCTCAAGTTCGTCAAAAAGAACGTGGGGGGAATACTAGGAGCCGCCGGCGATATCGTCGGCGGCCTCCTGGGGAACTCCGCACAAAAGAAGGCCAACAAGCAAGCCGCAGCAGAAGCGGAAAAAGCGAGAGCGTTCGAGGAACGCATGTCGAGCACTTCCTACCAGCGAAGTGTCGAAGACATGAAGGCAGCGGGACTAAACCCAATGCTGGCATACAGCCAGGGAGGCGCCTCAACACCAGGTACAAGCGCCGCCCAGGTCATACCCGAAGACGCACTCAGCCGAGGAGTAACCAGCGCAGGCGGCAAAGCAATGGCCGCCATACAAGCCGCGCAAATGGTTGCGCAAACGCGCAACATCGAAGCGCAAACCACACAAACCGAACTCGAAACAAGGATTAGAGCATGGGACGAACAATACGCCGCCAGCAACTCAGCGGACAAACGCGGAATGACCGCGAGCAACGAACGCGAAGCGAAAGCGAAAGCGGACGAGGCCATCCAACGGGTGAAGAACCTTACCCAGGAATGGGAGCGCGGCAACCAGGACCTACAGCAGAAGCGAGCACTTCAAGCCGCAGTAATAGCGGCACAGCAAGCGGAAGCACAACTGAAACTGCTACAGGTACCTCAAGCAAGGAGCAGCGCCAAATTCTACGACACGACAGGAGAGACGAGCTTCTGGGCGAAGCTCGGCGGAGAAACAGCCAGAACACTCAAGGAAATATTCAAATGAAATCACACCCGAACCACTGCAAGGGAACGACACAAAACAATCAACCGACGCTCACCGATCAATCGGGAGCCGCAAGCACAGACATAAACATCATCGTCACCCAATTCCTCAGAACCGGAAATGCGCCCCAGGGCAAAGAGGGTTACTACGCCGACTTCACACAACTACCGGACGACCTTCGGGGATTCATCGAGATGGGGAGAAGTATCAACACCCTAAGAAGCGAACTGCCGGAACAACTGCGGGATATACCCCCCGCTGAACTCTTCCGAATGACAAACGAAGAAATCACCGCTAAGCTCACACCGCCAAACAAACCGGCAGACAAACAGGACGACCCGAAATGATCAAAATCTACGCAATCCGCGACCGGCTAATCGACTACTTCATGCAACCGTTCGTAG